CGCGGCTGGAGTCTTCCGTCCACCGCTCCCAGAAGGTCAGAATCTTGTCATTCTCTTTGGAAAGGCGGCTCATGGGGGTTACACCAGGCGGATGAACTGCTTGGCGAGTCCCCTTGCCCGCGTCTTCCTCCAGACGCCATCGCCAGAGGTTGAATCTCGGTCGCCCTTGCCGTTGGTGTTGCCCTCGATGGCCTCGATATAAACCGACCGCGCAATGGCCCGGTCCGTGATAATTCCGATGTGCGAAAAATCATAAATTACGATGTCGCCCGGAAACACTTCCGCGCTTTCCGGCAGGACCAGCAAATTCTTTTCCCGCGCCCAGCGAGCATAATCAAACGCGCCGGCCGTTTTTGGACGCCAGCTTTCCGGGCGGGTTAAGCTCATGCCTTCCGCCACGCCAGGCACCTTGAGCCATCCCTTGATTGCCCAGCAAACAAACGCGGCGCACCACGGCCAGGCGTCGGGATGCAGCCATGTTGCTGACTGGTAGAGCCTCACCCTTTCGCCCTTATTGTTTCCGCCCTGCTCGCGCTGACCGACCTCCCCGGCGGCAATCTTGACCAGTGCGGCGCGGATTTGATCCTTGGTCATCTGTATGCCTCCGGGATGGCCCCGACAGGCCGGTGGTAATCAATCTGGCCTTGGCAGGAGCGCAGGCAAAAACAGATCACCGCGAACATGGCGCAGGCCAACATAAACGATGCGATCCTGCTGCCGCTTGGTGCCGTCATTTGATTACTCCTATGGCGCTGCCTCCTATTGGGGCGAGGACAGAAGCCGCCACGCTCGTAGCGATAGTTTGGCCGATGGCCCCAGCCCCTTCCCGAAAGGCGGTGCCCTTGGAGCTGATAACCGGAGAGGTTCCGATGCGTGCGAGGGCGGGAATCCTCTCAGTTCCGAGAACGGCATCGCCCTTGCGATTGAGTATTACCCTTTCGGTGTAAACGCCTACCGGAGCCGTAACAATGAGGGAAGTCGAGGGAGTCTTGATCTCAATGCGGTCGCCCTCAATGTCGGCGTCCAGGGCCAGAACCTTTTCCATTTTGACGCTGGCGTTTCCGTTCTTGTCGATCTTGGTGACAGGCTCGTAAAAGACCGGGCCGCTTTGGAATGATGCGCATCCGGTAAAAGTGCAGATCGCGCCCGCGATAATGGGCAGCAAAGATTCTCGCACGGCGGCGAGAAAGTTCTTTTGTGGAGCGGTCATAATTATGCGTCGTGTGGGACTATCGGCGTTCCGCGCTTGTTCAAGACCGCAACGGCCTTTCGGATTTCTCCATCTGGGTAAGTGTCATTAATGGCTTTACGAACTTCGTCTTGGATGTCAGGAGGCAACTTGCGGAAACCCGCCTGCACGATCCACGACAGAGATTTGTTAAAGAGCCATTTCATTTCAAATCTTCGTCTGTGACAGGAGATTTTCGCTGAATCGTCTCCGTGGAAGTTTCTTGCACGTGGTCTTGGTTAGCTTCGGCCGACCTCGTATTTGCCAGCATCCCAAACATAAAGGACGATGCCGCAATGAAGATGCGTTCTGTCGCCTGAAACGCGGGCGAAACATCCACGCCCTGCAAGGTCAGCCAGCAAATCGTGCCGGACGTTCCAAGCGCAAGGAGAGACGCGGTTGCCACGACGATATACAGGATCGGCTGCGGCGTTTTCATGGGTACTGGATTCATTTCGATTTTAGCTTCTGCACTGCGGCTTCAATGGCAAAATTAATGAGTGAGTTGGTTGCCGCAATGCCTTCGACCTTGATTTCTGAGGTGAGCCGGTTCACGGCTGCGGCCCGCTTTTCCGCATTGGTCAAATTTTTTTTTGTTGCCAGTTCAGCCACAATTTCCAGCGCAATCGGCAACAGGCGAGATAAGGAGTCGCCAATTTGCCGCGTTAAAAGCGGCATGAAGAAATCCAGCAATGGTTGGGAAATTCCAAGGAGTTTGAGGAGCAGGGTTTTCATAGTTTTGATGTGACGCGGTTCATGGCGTCGGTGTTTTTTGCGATAAGCGAAGCAAGCTCCTTGTTTGATTCAAGCAAGTGCGCGTTAAAAATTTTTGACAACTGCTGGAACTCCAGCCGCGCCGCCTTGAGTTCGGCCGTAAAATATCGAGTCATCCAAACTCCAGACGTAAGGGCAACGACCATCCCGATTACGAGCAAGGCCACGAACATCCATCGGTCAGATTGCCCTGCGGCGAATGTGGTTAGTTCGGTAACGTCGGTGATGTTCATCGTATTTTAGAGCCACTGCGCTTGCTTGACCCTATATGCAGGGTAGATGCGCCACGCGACTTGATTTACGCTGGGGGGCACCGTGTAATTTTTCCAGACCACCCACGAAGAGCGGAGATAATCGTAACCCCAAAGGTTAATGCCTTCGGAGAAAACGGAAAGCGCGTGGCCGGATTTTGAGTCCGTGAAGCTCACCAGCAGCACCTCGTTGAACGCCGCCTTGCCCGCAAGTTGCGCTTTGGCGCTCACGCTGTATTTGTGCGACAGCGCATCCACGACGCAGCCGTTGGGAAGCTGGATGGTATTCGCGCAGGACGCGAGGCCGATGCAGAATATGGCGGTGAGGAATCTCATTAGGGCTCAGGCTCAGGCGTTGGCGCGGTCAGTGTGATGATCCCGTTGGCGTCCGTGGTGTGGGCTGGGACTTGCGCGAGTAACGCGTCCACTTGCGCCACGGCTGAGGTATCACCAAAGCTGACGAGCAGTGCCCTGACGCCGCCCGCGAATCCCGTAAAGAGCGCGAAACTTTGGGCGGTCTTCGTCGGCCCGAGAGCGGTGACGGTTGCCAGATTTTCTTCGTAGCTTCCGCTCCACAATCCGACCGCGTGACGCATCTCGCCGATGATCGAGTCCCGAAACGATTGCGCGTTGTCTTGGATCGCCACCGCCCGAGTCTCAGCAGGAGATAACGCGGAATCCGTGAGGATGGATTGAGCGTTGATTTGCGGGGTGAGCGCGACCACGCAGGCCGCGAGGATGAGGATTAGTTTTTTCATGATAAATTTTAATAAGTAACGACGATGCCTCCGATAATGACGGATAATCCGTCTGTGGAGGGATTTGATGCCGCCATCCAGATTCCTGCTTCGGAGGCATTTGATGCGGTGGTTGGACCTCCGGTGACCGATGTAATGAGGGCACCGTTTACGTTAAGCGACACATTTCCAGCACCGTCAGACAATACTGCCACCCCGATCGTCGCTCCCGTGACGTTAGGGAAATCATACCCGGTGTCCGTGGAGGCAAGGGTTGTGCCGTCGTGCCGCTCCAGCCAAAGGCGGCGACCGATCATGCGGATGCCGATAGCACGAGTGCTAGAATCTCCATCTGTCGTGGAACTAATCGTCCGCCCCAGATAGCACCGCAGCACAGAGTCTGCTGATAAGTCAAAGCAATGCACGCGGAAGCTGAACGCAACAGGCACGGCCCAATTCATGCTAGTATTAGATGCAACGCCGTTCATGTATGCGCTTTGGCCAGTGTGGGGAGTTCTCGCGGCGGCGAGCGAACTCGCTGTGTTCCCGGTGCGCAGATCGACAATTCTTGCACTGAGAAAACTGGCTCCTGATCCGGCAAATGTGTAGGAAAATTCCCCCGCCACGACGGGGCTTGACTCACTGAGTCGCCTTAGAATGTGGTTAGTCATTACCAACCCGTTTACGGCAAGCGTGGCATCGGCAGCCGCGACGAAAGTTGCCGCCGTTAGGTTGGAAAATCGCGGGTCGTCATCGGCTACGACAAACTCATCCGCCGCCGCATCGCCGAATGTGGCGTTGCCGTTGACAACCTGATTGCCAGAAAAGGTGTTGCTTGCCGCGCCGAGCCGCGCAACGCCCGCGTCAAATAGCCATGCGTTGGTGCCGTTGGAAATCAACCGACGGTGGGTGTAGGCGGACGCCATCGCCTCCGTGGTCGCGTTGTTAAGCAAATCGGACCCTGCGCGGGTCAGGACCACCGTGTTGGCGTTGGTCACGGTGCCGCTCTCGTCCGCGATGACCAGCTGGTAGCCTGCGGGCACTGAGTTAGCCAGCGGCACGTTGACGACCCTCGACGCGGACATCGTGCCCGTCTGGCCGAGATAAGCCGTCCCTGCGGAGATTGTCGCAGTCGTGTTGGAAAATGTCGTCCGCTGCGCCGTGCGTGATGGCGGGATTGCGCCGTTAGAGCTAGCGAGTTCGAT